TTACTTCTTCGCCTCTGCAACCACTTTGCTACCCACGCCGCGGTTATTGTATTCCCACATGCGGTTGTAGTTAGTGTCATTCAGATTGCGCTGTACTTCGTCGTTATCATCAACGTTGCCAGTATTACCCGCAAACGGACGATTGGAAATCACCGCATCGGCCCACGGTTTCGCCGTGTTAAAACCTTCGTTGATGGCGCTATCACGGATCACTACCTGACCGTTGGTATTGGCATCAACATCCAGCGAGCGGCCCAGTTGCGCCACGCCATCCCCGGAAGCATTGAAACGGCTGTTTACGGCGAGGAAACCGTAGTAAATGTTGGACAGCGTAGCCGGTGCAAACACATACGCTTCTTGCTGGGTACGGGAGTTCACCACGCGGAATTCGGTGTTATCGAACACCACTGCGCCGCGACCAGAAACGATATCCACATCCCCTTCAATGTAGCTGTTAGTCACCAGGGTACGCGGCTGACGGTTGCTTTCCAGACGGTTTTGCACACCGCTGTTGGTGACAAAGAAGGTATTCTGGCGACCGAGAATATTGACGTTATTGATCTGCACTTTGTCGCCATCAGTACGCAGTGCCACCGCCGGATGGTTACCCGCATCTACGCTATCGCCCAGTGTGTTTTCGATGGTCAGGTTTTGCAGTTGCAGGCCATTGTTTTGTGACCAGAAGACCGCAGAACAGAGCACGCCAATGCTGTCGCTGCGTTTGCTCTGGCAGCTATCGTACATATACCACGCTGGTTTACCCGGCATATATTTGCCGCGTGGGTTGACGTCGTGACGCCAGTCGGCTGGGCTCATGCCCCCATCAAGGGAAAGCCCAATTTTCACATCAATCGGTTTTTCACCTGTACCGTACAGAGTAATTCCACCCGGAGCGGCAGGGACATACACCGTTCCCTGATACTCACCAGGCATCACGGCAATATACTGGCGCTTGTTGGTACGCTTGATAATTGCCGCATCTACCGCCGCCTGAATCGTGGTATGCGTTACACCTTGAGTACCCGCCGGGCCGACAACAAAGTCAGGTTGTGCAGGCAGGGTAATCGGGGAAGGATTCCACGCTGCAGCACCTGGTGTCAGGGATGCAAAATAGTGTTGAGCATCGAAATTCTGCGCTTCTTTTGCCGACAGAATCGGGCGAGAAGAGGTACCAGGCGCGGTTTGATCAGAAGGACGTTGATCGGGCGGTGTTGAGCTACAGGCGGTCAGCGTCACGCCAAAAGCCAATGCCAGCGCCAGACGGGAAACTGAAAATGTGTTCACAGGTTGCTCCGGGCTATGAAATAGAAAAATGAATCCGTTGAAGCCTGCTTTTTTATACTAAGTTGGCATTATAAAAAAGCATTGCTTATCAATTTGTTGCAACGAACAGGTCACTATCAGTCAAAATAAAATCATTATTTGATTTCAATTTTGTCCCACTCCCTGCCTCTGTCATCACGATACTGTGATGCCATGGTGTCCGACTTATGCCCGAGAAGATGTTGAGCAAACTTATCGCTTATCTGCTTCTCATAGAGTCTTGCAGACAAACTGCGCAACTCGTGAAAGGTAGGCGGATCCCCTTCGAAGGAAAGACCTGATGCTTTTCGTGCGCGCATAAAATACCTTGATACTGTGCCGGATGAAAGCGGTTCACGACGAGTAGATGCAATTATGGTTTCTCCGTCAAGAATCTCTTTGCATTTATCAAGTGTTTCCTTCATTGATATTCCGAGAGCATCAACATGCAATGCTGTTGGGATGGCAATTTTTACGCCTGTTTTGCTTTGCTCGACATAAAGATATCCATCTACGATATCAGACCACTTCATTTCGCATAAATCACCAACTCGTTGCCCGGTAACAACAGCCAGTTCCATTGCAAGTCTGAGCCAACATGGTGATGATTCTGCTGCTTGATAAATTTTCAGGTATTCGTCAGCCGTAAGTCTTGATCTCCTTACCTCTGATTTTGCTGCGCGAGTGGCAGCGACAGGGTTTGTTGTTATATGGCCTTCAGCTATTGCCTCTCGGAATGCATCGCTCAGTGTTGATCTGATTAACTTGGCTGACGCCGCCTTGCCCTCGTCTATGTATCCATTGAGCATTGCCGCAATTTCTTTTGTGGTGATGTCTTCAAGTGGAGCATCAGGCAGCCCCCTCCTTATTGCTTTAATTTTGCTCATGTAATTTATGAGTGTCTTCTGCTTGATTCCTCTGCTGGCCAGGATTTTTTCGTAGCGATCAAGCCATGAATGTAACGTAACGGAATTATCACTGTTGATTCTCGCTGTCAGAGGCTTGTGTTTGTGTCCTGAAAATAACTCAATGTTGGCCTGTATGGCTTCAGTGATTGCGATTCGCCTGTCTCTGCCTAATCCAAACTCTTTACCCGTCCTTGGGTCCCTGTAGCAGTAATATCCATTGTTTCTTATATAAAGGTTAGGGGGTAAATCCCGGCGCTCATGACTTCGCCTTCTTCCCATTTCTGATCCTCTTCAAAAGGCTACCTGTTACTGGTCGATTTAAGTCAACCTTTACCGCTGATTCGTGGAACAGATATTCTCTTCCATCCTTAACCGGAGGAGGGAATATCCTGCATTCGCGCACCCATCGACGAACTGTTTCAAGGCTTCTTGGGCGTCGCTGGCGTGCGTTCCACTCCTGAAGTGTCAAGTACATCGCAAAGTCTCCGCAATTACACGCAAGAAAAAACCGCCATCAGGCGGCTTGGTGTTCTTTCAGTTCTTCAATTCGAATATTGGTTATGTCTGCATGTGCTATCTGCGCCCATATCATCCAGTGGTCGTAGCAGTCGTTGATGTTCTCCGCTTCGATAACTCTGTTGAATGGCTCTCCATTCCATTCTCCTGTGACTCGGAAGTGCATTTATCATCGCCATAAAACAAAACCCGCCGTAGCGAGTTCAGATAAAAGAAATCCTCGTCAGTGCGAGGATGCTGTTCATTGCTGCTATACACTTTTTTGCTCTCAACGTAAGCGGTAGCCCATTCTGTTGGGTTGGTGCAGTTGCTTTTAGGAAATGCTATTTACCCCTTAAATGTCGGCTGAAAGAGCTAAAATCCATGCAAAAAATTTACGCAATTTTGTGTATTATTGTGCAGTAAGTAATGAGCTATTTTCTGCGCAAAAAATGGATGGTAAATTTGTCCGGGTCAGGAAAAATTTTATGGGCGCTAAACATGAAAAAAGATTCGTATCCTTATTTGATTTGCATGACAGTTTCAGGGCTGATCTTTATTTTCCTTTTCTTCTGGTGGCGGGCAGATATCTACAGGGTCACGTTTCTTAATCAGAGTATATCCCACTATTACATTCTGTTTAGCATGGGAATAGCTTTTCTGTTATCTCTGTTTTGGGTTAAGAAGGGGATAGTAAAACAAAGAGGCTGGAAGAGTCTGTCAGCATACCTTAAGGTTTATGCAGGGATGTGCATATTTGCAGGATTTTTTCTGATTATACCCCTTACGACACTAACTTATTTTTTGCCTGGAGAGACATCGTCTTATGTTGCACCGTATCGGTATACTTCCGGTAGTTCAAAAAGTTGTTCTGGAGCTGAGGTGGATGACCCCGATCTACATGAGAATATTCGCATTTGCTATCCGTATGGCAATTATGAGTACGATAATATTATCTATGTTGAAAAGAAAATTAATATATTAGGTGCGGTAGTGACATATGCACAGACCGCGCGTGATGATACTGAATGATATAGTATATAGCGGGCAAGTTTTAGTTAATTTATCGAGGTAATATAATTTACCTCGACTCGTTTGTTCTGGTATTAATATTTCGCTTTACGACCGATTTTTATCTGATGATATCATGCGGTTTTCATATACTGACTTACTGTCTTTTCTCCGTTAGCGATTTTCTCCTGCTCAGCGATGATTTTATCTTTGGCTTCTAGTTAATTTCGCTCACTTCGAACCTCTCTGTTTACTGATAAGCTCCAGATCCTCCTGGCAACTTGCACAAGTCCGACAACCCTGAACGACCAGGCGTCTTCGTTCATCTATCGGATCGCCACACTCACAACAATGAGTGGCAGATATAGCCTGGTGGTTCAGGCGGCGCATTTTTATTGCTGTGTTGCGCTGTAATTCTTCAATTTCTGATGCTGAATCAATGATGTCTGCCATCTTTCATTAATCCCTGAATTGTTGGTTAATACGCTTGAGGGTGAATGCGAATAATAAAAAAGGAGCCTGTAGCTCCCTGATGATTTTGCTTTTCATGTTCATCGTTCCTTAAAGACGCCGTTTAACATGCCGATTGCCAGGCTTAAATGAGTCGGTGTGAATCCCATCAGCGTTACCGTTTCGCGGTGCTTCTTCAGTACGCTACGGCAAATGTCATCGACGTTTTTATCCGGAAACTGCTGTCTGGCTTTTTTGATTTCAGAATTAGCCTGACGGGCAATGCTGCGAAGGGCGTTTTCCTGCTGAGGTGTCATTGAACAAGTCCCATGTCGGCAAGCATAAGCACACAGAATATGAAGCCCGCTGCCAGAAAAATGCATTCCGTGGTTGTCATACCTGGTCTCTCTCATCTGCTTCTGCTTTCGCCACCATCATTTCCAGCTTTTGTGAAAGGGATGCGGCTAACGTATGAAATTCTTCGTCTGTTTCTACTGGTATTGGCACAAACCTGACTCCAATTTGAGCGAGGCTATGTGCCATCTCGATACTCGTTCTTAACTCAACGGGAGATGCTTTGTGCATACAGCTCCCCGTTTATTATTTATCTCCTCAGCCAGCCGCTGTGCTTTCAGGGGATTTCGGATAACAGAAAGGCCGGGAAATACCCAGCCTCGCTTCGTAACGGAGTAGACGAAAGTGATCGTGCCTACGCGGATATTATCGTGAGGATGTTTCATCGCCATTGCTCCCCAAATACAAAACCAATTTCAGCCAGTGCCTCGTCCATTTTTTCGATGAACTCCGGCACCATCTCGTCAAAACTCGCTATATACTTTTCATTCCGCTCAATCACGACATAATGCAGGCCTTCACGCTTCATGCGCGGGTCATAGTTGGCAAAGTACCAGGCATCTTTTCGCGTCACCCACATGCTGTACTGCACCTGGGCCATGTAAGCCGACTTTATGGCCTCGAAACCACCGAGCCGGAATTTCATGAAATCCCGGGAGGTAAACGGGCATTTCAGCTCAAGGCCATTGCCGTCACTGCATAAACCATCGGGAGAGCAGGCGGTGCGCATACTTTCGTCGCGATAGATGATCGGGGATTCAATAACATTTACGCCGGAAGTGAACTCAAACAGGGTTCTGGCGTCGTTCTCGTACTGTTTTCCCCATGCCAGCGCTTTAGCGTTAACTTCCGGAGCCACACCGGTGCAAACCTCAGCTAGCAGGGTGTGGAAGTAGGACATTTTCATGTCAGGCCACTTCTTTCCTGAGCGGGGCTTTGCTATCACGTTGTGAACTTCTGAAGCGGTGATGACGCCGAGCCGTAATTTGTGCCATGCATCATCCCCCTGTTCGACAGCTCTCACGTCGATCCCGGTACGCTGCAGGATAATGTCCGGTGTCATGCTGCCACCTTCTGCTCAGTGGCTTTCTGTTTCAGGAATCCAAGAGCTTTCACTGCTTCGGCCTGTGTCAGTTCTGACGATGCGCGAATGTCGCGGCGAAATATCTGGGAACAGAGCGGCAATAAGTCGTCATTCCATGTTTTATCCAGGGCGATCAGCAGAGTGTTAATCTCCTGCATGGTTTCATCGTTAACCGGAGTGATGTCGCGTTCCGGCTGACGTTCTGCAGTGTATGCGGTATTTTCGACAATGCGCTCGGCTTCATCCTTGTCATAGATACCAGCAAATCCGAAGGCGAGACGGGCACACTGAATCATGGCTTTATGCCGTAACATCCGTTTGGGATGCGACTGCCACGGCCCCGTGATTTCTCTGCCTTCGCGGGTTTTGAATGGTTCGCGGCGGCATTCATCCATCCATTCGGTAACGCAGATCGGATGATTGCGGTCTTTGCGGTAAATCCGGCATGTGCAGGATTCGTTGTCCTGTTCAAAGTCCATGCCGTCAAACTGCTGGTTTTCGTTGATGATGCGGGACCAGCCATCAACGCCCACCACCGGAACGATGCCGTTCTGCTTATCAGGGAAGGCGTAAATTTCTTTCGTCCACGGATTAAGACCGTACTGGTTGGCGACGATCAGCAATGCGATGAACTGCGCATCGCTGGCATCACCTTTAAATGCCGTCTGGCGAAGAGTGGTGATCAGTTCCTGTGGGTCGACAGAATCCATGCCGACACGTTCAGCCAGCTTCCCAGCCAGCGTTGCGAGTGCTGTACTCATCCGTTTTATACCTCTGAATCAATATCAACCTGATGGTGAGCAATGGTTTCAACCATGTACCGGATGTGTTCTGCCATGCGCTCCTGAAACTCAACATCGTTATCAAACGCACGGGTAATGGCTTTTTTGCTGGCCCCGTGGCGTTGCAAATGATCGATGCATAGCGATTCAAACAGGTGCTGGGGCAGGCCTTTTTCCATGTCGTCTGCCAGTTCTGCCTCTTTCTCTTCACGGGCGATCTGCTGGTAGTGACGCGCCCAGCTCTGAGCCTCAAGACGATCCTGAATGTAATAAGCGTTCATGGCTGAACTCCTGAAATAGCTGTGAAAATATCGCCCGCGAAATGCCGGGCTGATTAGGAAAACAGGAAAGGGGGTTAGTGAATGCTTTTGCTTGATCTCAGTTTCAGTATTAATATCCATTTTTTATAAGCGTCGACGGCTTCACGAAACATCTTTTCATCGCCAATAAAAGTGGCGATAGTGAATTTAGTCTGGATAGCCATAAGTGTTTGATCCATTCTTTGGGACTCCTGGCTGATTAAGTATGTCGATAAGGCGTTTCCATCCGTCACGTAATTTACGGGTAATTCGTTCAAGTAAAGATTCGGAAGGGCAGCCAGCAACAGGCCACCCTGCAATGGCATATTGCATGGTGTGCTCCTTATTTATACATAACGAAAAACGCCTCGAGTGAAGCGTTATTGGTATACGGTAAAGCCGCACTCAGGCGGCCTTGATAGTCATATCATCTGAATCAAATATTCCTGATGTATCGATATCGGTAATTCTTATTCCTTCGCTACCATCCATTGGAGGCCATCCTTCCTGACCATTTCCATCATTCCAGTCGAACTCATACACAACACCATATGCATTTAAGTCGCTTGAAATTGCTATAAGCAGAGCATGTTGCGCCAGCATGATTAATACAGCATTTAATACAGAGCCGTGTTTATTGAGTCGGTATTCAGAGTCTGACCAGAAATTATTAATCTGGTGAAGTTTTTCCTCTGTCATTACGTCATGGTCGATTTCAATTTCTATTGATGCTTTCCAGTCGTAATCAATGATGTATTTTTTGATGTTTGATATCTATTCATATCCTCACAGATAAAAAATCGCCCTCACATTGGAGGGCAAAGAAGATTTCCAATAATCAGAACAAGTCGGCTCCTGTTTAGTTACGAGCGACATTGCTCCGTGTATTCACTCGTTGGAATGAATACACAGTGCAGTGTTTATTCTGTTATTTATGCCAAAAATAAAGGCCACTATCAGGCAGCTTTGTTGTTCTGTTTACCAAGTTCTCTGGCAATCATTGCCGTCGCTCGTATTGCCCATTTATCGACATATTTCCCATCTTCCATTACAGGAAACATTTCTTCAGGCTTAACCATGCATTCCGATTGCAGCTTGCATCCATTGCATCGCTTGAATTGTCCACACCATTGATTTTTATCAATAGTCGTAGTCATAAGGATAGTCCTGGTATTGTTCCATCACATCCTGGGGATGCTCTTCGAACTCTTCAAATTCTTCTTCCATATATCACCTTAAATAGTGGATTGCGGTAGTAAAGATTGTGCCTGTCTTTTAACCACATCAGGCTCGGTGGTTCTCGTGTACCCCTACAGCGAGAAATCGGATAAACTCTATTCACCCCTACAGAGAGCAAAAGAGAAACGCCGATGAACAACTCATGGTGGCAGGAACTAATGCATTTTTTCCTGCAAGGAATGACACTTAAACAGTTGATTCATATGCTAATCATCCTGATCATATTGATTATTGTTATGCCGGTAAGCGTAAAAGAATGGATAAACCTGCATAATCCAGAAATCCTTCCTCATTACTGGATGTATTACATCCTGTTGTTTTGCGTTAGCTATGTGCTTAACGGCGTTGTTAATTCCGCTTATCACGCTGTGACTGAAAGAATTGAGGTATTCGTTGCTCAGAAGCGCAAATCTAAAGAAGAAAAATATGTGCAAGATTTGTTTGATTCGTTAACTCTTGGAGAAAGAGCGTATTTGGCATTCGCTGTAGCCGCTAATAACCAGCTACAAACGGAAAAGGGAGCTCATGAATCAATTTCATTGCTCAAAAAAGGACTCCTCGTTCGAAGGCCTCCTGCTGTTGGATATCCTGATACCGACCGTTTTGTTATTCCTGAAAGCTATAGACATGAGTGCTACATTCGGTTTGCCGGGAAGGCAGACAGCCTTATGGATGAACTTATCGCTCAGGATAAGCATGGCAAAAACAAGTAATTAGCAAATGAATTTATCATCTCGCCGTCAGTTGTTTTGATTTCCGGTAGCCTGCCGCGTAAATAGCTACGTTTGGCAGGCAAACACTTCCACTGCATTCATCTACTTTCTTGCAGCGAAGGCTTCCGAGTGATATTGCTTTTTCAGAAAGGCTTAACCGCTTTCTCGGGTCTTCCTGAACAGGTTCCTCACTGTCTGTGCCGAAGATCGAATCGATGATGTTGCAGATGGAATCACGCTCGATGGCCAGCTTTCTGCGCCGCTCATGACGGCGAGTTTTGGCATTTCCTGCAAATGTTGATTTTCCGTACACGATTACCGTCATGATGTTTTCCTCATGTGAAATGGCTTTGGTGGTGATGCGCCAGATGCTGATCTTCTGGTTGCTGTCGTTACTGCTGCAATTCACATCACCCCAAACCCATCTCGTTTGGTATCTGTTCGCGCTTTGTCAGCGCATCATCGAAGTTAAAGAGCCTGCCAATCTGTTCCGTTTGGCTGCCAGCGTCCTGCTGATGGCGATGATAATGAACCAATAGTTCGATATTATCAAGAACTATAAGTACGAATTGTTTGTGGCTCATTAACTTAATGAGATATGTTTTTGATATGTAAAGGAATTTATTTTTGTAAAGATTGAAGATTGGTCAGTAGGAGAGAAAGAATTGTTTGCTGGCGTGTTAGTTCGTGGGTTAGCACATGTGCGGATGTTAAATAAGGTAGACGATCGTGAGGAAAAGAAAAACCGGCGCTGAGGCCGGGTATAATTATTTGATTATTTCTTTTATAAAGACTTCTTTCGGTTGGTATTTTTTATCTGATGATTTGAGCTGGTACGTTATTGTTATATCAGCACGTACAGCAAATTTACCTGCAAAATCTGATGGGTTTACGTTGGGGCCAAGAACCATATTTACTCTTCGATCTATTAATCCAGGGATAACAGCAGCCCAACCTTTCTCTGGATTGTCGAGGTCTAATGCACGGATTTCAACATCAACATCAAAATGATCCTGAGTATATGACTCTGGTGTGAAGACAACTTCAGTTGGGGCTTTTTTAATGGTTTCAGCGGGAATGGTCACTGTACCACCCCCTGTACCTATGACCATCGTAGATCCTTCGTCTGCCCTAGCTGGGGCAAGCGTCTTAATGGAACTTTTGGCAAGAGTCTTCTTATTGGTTACCGTGCTTTCTATGATTGCTTGAAGACGGTCAGGTGAAATATTAGCCTCACCGGCACCAATATTGATGATTGTATTGTTATTTGCTTCAAAGTGGGAGGTGTTGCTTGGAGCCATAGCCTTAGTTGCTAGAACTAAGCCATATCCAACCAGACCAATAACAACAGCACCAACGAGAGCGTTTCTCATTTTCCCATTTCCGATCTTTGCATGAGCGCCAGCAAGAAACTTGTCCATTTCTTCTTGGCTACCAAAGAGGAGTTTAATAACAATATCTTCATAAAGGCTTCCTGCTTCTAATCGCGCAACATGCACCGATATATCAAGGATATTAGCCCCTGTCAGTTCCTGCAAAACACCTTCTGATTGTTTTGCGATGGCCTCCCACCCTTGAAGGGAGGTAATCACATCTTTGATGCTTACAGGTTCTTTAGTTGAATAATATATGTTTTCGGTAAAGGTTAAAGATAATTCTTGGGACATCCGAGCCCTCGCTGTTTCTTTCGATTTGCTGTGTTAAGCTAATATTTTAATATCCATGTTTCTGTTTGCTTGCAGTGTGTTTCTCACCACCATCCAAACGTACTGGTTACTAGCTATGTGATGATGAAGTCATGAACTTTTCAGCCATTCCCTGGCCTCGATGTCATCTAGGTGGCGAGATTGCTTCAGAATACCAGCTACATACTCCACCTTTGCTACTTGATGATAAGGCAACGTTATTGGCCTGTGGTCTTGGTTGATGCTTGTAAATTGGTATTCTCCGTCTCTGTCATAGCCAAGAACCTTGATCATGTTGTGCCCTTCAATGGTTCTGACAAACACCTCATCACCTGGGAATACTTTGGTGTTAGGCTCAATGAGTACATATTCTCCTGATTTTATTCTGGGCCACATGCTGTCTCCTTTTACACGAAGACCAAAGGCATCTGGATCATCGCTATAAATCTTGAGCCACCCATCGCGCTCTTCGGTCATCTCGATGGCACCATCAACACCAAGAATTGCCTCACCAACCACGCGCACTAACCCTTTTTTTAATTTGCCAACAATTGAAAAAGTATCTTCATCATTCGCTCCATTTAACGAAGTGCCGTGCTGAAGCCAAACAACATCAACGTTTAGAAATTTCGCAAGCGCATTCATTTTTTCCTGGCGTGGTAAAGACTCAGCATTAAACCATTTGCTAACGCCTTTGGACGAAAGAGAAAGGGCACGGGCTATGGCCATTCCCCTACCATGTTCATCAAGACCAGCTTCTTTACAGGCTTGCGCTAGCCGCTGGGCGAATTCTTTGCGCACTTTTTCATTCTGAACCATGAGTACGATACTAAAGCACTTGCAAAAACTTTCAGTTCAACCATAATGCGTACTGAAAGTACGAAAAAGGACATTCCTATGCAAAATCTTGATGAGCCGATTAAAGGTGTCGGCATCCCTGAAGTTGCGAAGGCTTGTGGAGTTAGCGAAAGGGCTGTCTATAAGTGGCTCAAAAACGGCTTCCTCCCTAAGACTGAGTTTTTTGGGAAAACGAAATACGCATCAAAAATCGAAGAGATTTCTGGTGGCAAATATCAAGCAAGCGAAATGCTTGAAATAAGCAAAAAGAACCTTCTGGCAGCATAAGTAACACCGCTCTTTATCAATCTGCACCGCCGACAACGCGGTAACTAATTAAGAACTCATCGAAAGATGCGTATTAGTGATTATTTACCTATGGAAATAGTAAGAAATGGAACAAACAAATTACAGCAAACTATCACAGCGCGACGTTGATCGCGCAGAAACAGATTTACTTATCAACCTGTCAACGCTTACTCAGCGCGGTCTGGCAAAGATGATTGGCTGTCATGAATCGAAGATAAGCAGAACAGACTGGAGGTTTATAGCTTCGGTCTTGTGTGCTTTTGGCATGGCATCAGACATCAGTCCGATTAGCAGAGCTTTTAAGTATGCGCTTGATGAAATCACCAATAAAAAACGCCCGGTGTGCAAGACCGAGCGTTCTGAACAAATCCAGATGGAGTTCTGAGGTCATTACTGGATCTATCAACAGGAGTCATTATGACAAATACAGCAAAAATACTCAACTTCGGCAGAGGTAACTTTGCCGGACAGGAGCGTAATGTGGCAGATCTCGATGATGGTTACGCCAGACTATCAAATATGCTGCTTGAGGCTTATTCGGGCGCAGATCTGACCAAGCGACAGTTTAAAGTGCTGCTTGCCATTCTGCGTAAAACCTATGGGTGGAATAAACCAATGGACAGAATCACCGATTCTCAACTTAGCGAGATTACAAAGTTACCTGTCAAACGGTGCAATGAAGCCAAGTTAGAACTCGTCAGAATGAATATTATCAAGCAGCAAGGCGGCATGTTTGGACCAAACAAAAACATCTCAGAATGGTGCATCCCTCAAAACGAGGGAAAATCCCCTAAAACGAGGGATAAAACATCCCTCAAATTGGGGGATTGCTATCCCTCAAAACAGGGGGACACAAAAGACACTATTACAAAAGAAAAAAGAAAAGATTATTCGTCAGAGAATTCTGGCGAATCCTCTGACCAGCCAGAAAACGACCTTTCTGTGGTGAAACCGGATGCTGCAATTCAGAGCGGCAGCAAGTGGGGGACAGCAGAAGACCTGACCGCCGCAGAGTGGATGTTTGACATGGTGAAGACCATCGCGCCATCAGCCAGAAAACCGAATTTTGCAGGGTGGGCTAACGATATCCGCCTGATGCGTGAACGTGACGGACGTAACCACCGCGACATGTGCGTGCTGTTCCGCTGGGCATGCCAGGACAACTTCTGGTCCGGTAACGTGCTGAGCCCGGCCAAACTCCGCGATAAGTGGACCCAACTCGAAATCAACCGTAACAAGCAACAGGCAGGCGTGACAGCCAGCAAACCAAAACTCGACCTGACAAACACAGACTGGATTTACGGGGTGGATCTATGAAAAACATCGCCGCACAGATGGTTAACTTTGACCGTGAGCAGATGCGTCGGATCGCCAACAACATGCCGGAACAGTACGACGAAAAGCCGCAGGTACAGCAGGTAGCGCAGATCATCAACGGTGTGTTCAGCCAGTTACTGGCAACTTTCCCGGCGAGCCTGGCTAACCGTGACCAGAACGAAGTGAACGAAATCCGTCGCCAGTGGGTTCTGGCTTTTCGGGAAAACGGGATCACCACGATGGAACAGGTTAACGCAGGAATGCGCGTAGCCCGTCGGCAGAATCGACCATTTCTGCCATCACCCGGGCAGTTTGTTGCATGGTGCCGGGAAGAAGCATCCGTTACCGCCGGACTGCCAAACGTCAGCGAGCTGGTTGATATGGTTTACGAGTATTGCCGGAAGCGAGGCCTGTATCCGGATGCGGAGTCTTATCCGTGGAAATCAAACGCGCATTACTGGTTGGTTACCAACTTGTACCAGAACATGCGGGCCAATGCGCTGACTGACGCGGAATTACGGCGCAAGGCTGCCGATGAACTGACCTGTATGACAGCGCGAATTAACCGTGGTGAGACGATACCTGAACCAGTAAAACAACTTCCTGTTATGGGCGGTAGACCTCTAAATCGTGCACAGGCTCTGGCGAAGATCGCAGAAATTAAAGCTAAGTTTGGACTGAAAGGATCGATGAAATAGAGCTAAAATATTAGCTTTAAAATAAAGTATATCTAGCGAATATAATCCAGGACTGGTTGTAATGCCCGCAATAATTGATTGCGTGACTAATAAAATTTTTCTTCCATTGTAATCATTTAACCATAAAGTTTATGTGGATATTTTATTTGTGTGTTGATTTTTTTGTAACGTTCTGTATATTTCGCACCTCTTGTCATACCAGTTATTTTTTTCATTATATTCATAACGTTGATTGAACTATGACCACTGTGAATAAAAAGTTAAAAAAAACTGCATCTGGCGCGATTACATGGTCAGTAATTGTTACCCAGATATTATCTCCAGTTTCTCTTTCTTTGATTCCGGCAAACAGTTTTGCATCGTCTGATAATAAAGATGTTACGCAAATTTATGCTAGCGATGAGCGTGCAAATAAAGTGGCCTCATTTGCAGTAAGTGCAGGTCAGAGTCTGGCGAATAATAATGCAAGTAGTTTTGCTGTAAATACTTTATCAACTCAGGCGACAAAAGAGGTCGTCGATTGGTTGCAACAATATGGCAATGCGCGCATCAAGCTTAATGTCGATAATTCTTTTTCCTTGAAGGATTCATCATTCGACTTTTTATATCCATGGCTGGATACTCAGGATTATGTGCTATTCAGTCAAACATCACTACATCGTACTGATGACCGTAATCAGACCAATATTGGTTTGGGGATTCGTCATTTCACTCCTGATAATGCAATGTTGGGTGCGAATGTTTTCTACGATTATGATTTAAGTCGCAGCCACTCTCGCGCAGGTTTTGGGGTTGAGTACTGGAGAGATTATTTCAGGCTTGGTGTAAATACCTATTTTGGTTTATCTGACTGGAAGGACAGTCGGGATATTGATGATTATCTGGAAAGACCCGCAAATGGCTGGGATTTTTCTGCTGAAGGATGGCTACCTGCTTATCCGCAATTAGGGGCATCTATTCAGTTTGAAAAATATTATGGTAAAAATGTCGGATTATTTGGAAGCGATAATCTGCAGGAAAACCCTTACGCAGTTACTGGGGGAATTTCTTATACACCAGTTCCTCTGATTAAGTTTTCTGCACAGCATAAGCAAGGACAGAGCAACGTTCACGATACAACCTTTGGTGTTGAGTTTAATTACCGCCCAGGCGTTTCCCTTGCTGAACAGCTTAGCAGTGACAATGTTGCAGTTATGCGAGAAGTCCAGAACCGGCGTTATGATTTTGTTGAACGAAATAACAACATTGTTCTGGAGTACAAGAAGAAGCATGCACTGAAAATCAGCTTACCAGAGTCTGTTCAGGGGGATGGCGAATCAATCATCCCTGTAACACTGACAATCAACAATGCCAGTGGTGGTATCAAGTCTGTACAGTGGAATGATAGTGTATTCACTGCGGCTGGCGGTAAGATCAGTGGAAATGGCACATCATGGCAGGTCACTTTACCGGCTTATAAAAGCGAAGGTGTAAATTCGTGGAATGTTGGAGCCACGGTCCAGGATAATAGAGGCAACGTTTCCAACTATGCGGTGATGAATATTAGCGTTATCAATAGTGGTGTCTCGACAGCGGATTCTTCTTTTATGTTGGATGGAGATTCATCTCCGACGATCTCTGCTGATGGTCAATCCACTCATCCAATAGTATTAAGCCTGAAAGACAGTAACGGTAAGGCATTAACCGGACTGGCTGAT